AAGCCTATGGAAGTTATTCACAATCCAATCCTAAGTCATGGCAGGATCGAGAGTCTCGAAAAACACGTACCAAGAACCTAGTAAATGCCTATGTCGGGCAAGCACTCTCTAGTCAGGGATTTGATTACAATAAGTTGGGTAATATATATCGCCCTGACCAGCTAGAACCGTCTGTGACGGTAAAGAGGGTACTGAAACAGGAGTTTATCAGAGATATGATAGAGAAGAAACTAAAAGAGATTATGGAAGAGAAAGGTATCAGCAAATCCTCGGTAGTTGACACCATGCTCGAAGCAGTAGACATTGCTCGTCATAAACAAGATGTCACCAATATGCTAAAAGCATGCGATTATTTTATGGAGCTACTGGAAATGAAACCTTCTAAGAAGATTACAACAGATACATTACAGTTAGACGTGTCCAGTAGCATAGCAGACGCAATAGAATCTGAGGAAAAATCTTTGCTGATGCAGCGGAAAGAAGAAGTCAATGAGTCAAAAGAATCTAGTCAGCCCTGAAGACCAGTATCTGGGCGTTGATCCTCACAATATTATTAGAATGCAGATAGAGATCGCTGTAGAAGCTTTGGCTGATATAGCAAATAGCAGTTCTATGTCTAATGAATCAATGAAGAAAACAGCATATGATGCTATTAATGAATTAGAAATGATAGACGCAATGTATACCTATGGATTCAAAGACTGAGAATCTAAAAAAAATAAAAGAAAATCTAGTATTGTTTGGTAAGGTCTGTATGCCGAACATGTTTTCGTCAGCGTCTCCTTCATTTCACTATGAAATATCGACGAGGCTGATGAATGAGGATATAAAGCAGATAAATATTGTCGCTCCCCGTGGTCATGCAAAGTCCTCTATCGTTGGTGGTGTTTTTCCTCTTTATCACCTCATGTTCCACGGGGGGCAAAAGTTAATTGTACTTGTTTCAAGAACGCAAGACCATGCTATTAAATTATTAGGTACTTTAAAGGACTGTTTAGACTATTCCAGTAATTTCAGGGGCTTATTTGGTTATTGGGGGCAATATTCAGCTAAACAATGGTCTAAATCGGAGATTGAACTGAAGGATGGTTCAATGGTTATATGTAAAGGTACTGGTCAGCAGCTTCGTGGTATAAAAAAGGGCAATCAACGCCCTACCCTTATTATAGTAGACGATCCAGAGGACGAGAATAATACCAAGACCTCTGAAGCTATGGAAGTAAACTTACGCTGGCTGTTGCAGAGTGCGCTCCCCTCCCTAGACCCACAACGTGGCCGTATAGCGGTCATTGGTACTCCGCAGCACCAGCGTTGTCTTGTTGAAACATTAAAAGAGATGTCAGGCTGGGAGAATATGCATTTCGCTCCTAATATTGAAAAGAATATCTCATTATGGGAAGAATGGCATCCTATTGAAAAATTATTAAAGAAAAAAGAAGAACTTGAGTCTATAAATCGAGTTTCAGTGTTTTATAGAGAATATCTGTGTCAAATCATTGGAGACGAGGATCAGCTGTTCCAAGAAAAGTATTTTCAGTATTATGATGGCAAATTAGTTCATGGAGAAGGCGGTGATGCGTTTATTCAATTTAAAAGTATAAACGGGAAGGACACCGACCAGCTATTACCAATAAATGTCTTTATGGGGGTAGACCCTGCATCATCAACACGAAAAACAGCAGATTATAGCACTATAGTTGCTGTAGGTGTTGATAATGAAAATAATAGGTATATACTCCCTTACTACCGCAAAAGGGCTACCCCTATGAATCTTGCTAATCAAATAATAGAGCATTTCAAGATAATGAAACCTTCTAAGGTGCGGATAGAATCAGTAGGCTATCAGGAGATGCTGCGGGAGTATATAAGGGAACGATGTGATCAAGAGAACATGTTTATTGCTGGTCTAGAGATAAAGGAAAGGCCAAGAGCAAGTAAATCAGCAAGACTGGAAACTATGGAACCATACTTCGCTCAGAACAAAGTATACATGCTTGATAACATGGAAGAACTAAGAGATGAGTTATTATTGTATCCAAGAGCTAGGAATGATGATTTATTAGATGGCCTATACTATGCAATGAAGAATACCTATACACCTGCTCACGAAGCAAGCGATATGAAATTAAAAGAGGATCAATACGTAACAGATAAAACTTTTGATTGGATGATTGCTTAAAGTATAATTAATTTAGAGGGAACAATAATGACCTCGATTTCGTATAAGATGATGTTGCGAAGCATATTTCCACATGCCAGAGATACATCCAGAAGTAAGACTAACCCAAGACTTATTCTCTAACTATAGTTCTGCACGTTCAGACTGGGCTAGTCAAGCAGCTGAAGATGCAGAATTTCGAGCAGGGAAGCAATGGTCTGATAAGCAGGTAAAGTCATTACGTGCTAGAGCACAGGAACCTCTAGTCGTAAATGTGATCCACCCAGCGGTAGAGCAAGCAAAAGCTATGCTTACCGCCAACTCTCCCAGATTTCAATCTACAGGGCGAGATACTTCAGATACAAAAGTAGGCAGGATATTCTCAGACCTTATGTCATGGGTCTGGGACATATCAAATGGCAATACTGAACTAAAACAGTGTATTGATGATTATTATGTAAAAGGCATGGGTGTGATGGTTTCATATATAGCCCCAGATGCTGATTTCGGTAAAGGTGAAGTATATATTAAATCAATTGATCCATTCTCTGTTTATTTCGATGCTGACTCACAAGACCCGTTCTGTCGGGATGCTAGTAATATTATAATAGCAAAGCGCATTACAGAAAAAGAATTAATTCAAATATATCCAGAATTTGAGGAAAACATTAGACAATCCTCAGAAACAAGCCATATAAGCTCAGTGGATGAGAATCGTTTTGGTATAATGAAAGAAGACGTTCTTCCTAAGTCCAGAAAGCATGAAATGTTGGATGTTGATCTTGAACGTGAACTGGAAGTATTTGAAAGATATACCAAGGTAAAAGTACCATATTACAGGATATTCGACCCACTGTCGAATGAAGAGAAAATTATAAATGACCCGCAATATGCAGAATACAGAGAAGAGCCAGCAGTTATATTAACTGTTTCTGGAGGAGAACAGCAGATATTCACAGACGAGCTCAATGTATCCAAATTCATGCAAATACATGATGATATTGGTAAAGTGTACCACTTAGAGCTTGATCCGCTAACAGGACAACCTACACCAGTAGCTGGTCGTGAGAATGAAAATTCAATACCGAATAGCTATACTGCTATTGATCCCATCACCAAAGCTGAACTTATTGACAATGAAAAGATTATGGTCAATAAGATAATGGCTACCAATATAAAACAATGTATCTCAGTAGGTGATGAGTATCTGTATTCTGTAGTATTGCCTATAGAGGATTATCCGATTGTTCCATTTATGAATAATCATAACAGAAATCCTTATCCAATAAGCGATGTTAGAACTGTACGTGGATTACAGGAATATATTAATAAGCTGCGATCTCTTATTGTTGCCCATGCTAGTAGTTCAACTAATGTTAAACTGCTTATCCCCCGTGGTTCAATGAATAAAAAGCAATTAGAAGAAGAATGGGGTCGTGCAGGTACAGCTGTAATTGAATTCGACCCAGAGCTTGGACAGCCAATTGTAGCAGGGCCAGTACCGCTGCCTAATGAATTATATAAGAATGAAGCGGATGCAAAGGCTGATATAGAACGAATACTTGGTATTTATACATTTATGCAAGGGGATGTTGGTTCAGCCCCGCAAACATTTAAAGGAACTGTTGCACTTGACGAATATGGTCAAAGACGCATCAAGTCCAAGAAAGATGATATAGAATATTCACTAAATCAACTCGCTAAAGCAGTTGTTGGTCTAATGCAATATGTCTATACATCTGAAAAGATTATAAGGCTTATACAGCCTAACAATAAACCATTAGAAGTAAAAATTAATCAAAATCTTTATGATGATGTCAGTGGACATCTGATTAAAAAAGTAAACGATATATCTGTAGGTAAATACGATATTATCGTTGTTTCTGGCTCAACTCTACCATCTAACCGATGGGCTAGGTTTGAATACTATATGGAGCTCTTTAAGAGTGGTCTCATTGATCAAATTGAAGTTTTAAAACAAACTGACGTTGCTGATATGGAAGGCGTACTTGAAAGAGCTGGACAAATGCAGAAACTCATGCAGCAGGTTCAACAG